TTACCGATCCAGCGCTCTGATATAGGCCTGACAGGCCTGCAAGGCAATCAATCCGCGATCACCGGCGTCGGTGATGGCGATAATTCGTTGAGCATGCGCCGGGTCAAGTCGGGCGCGTGGGGCACCATGATCCAGGCTGCTGGCGCCGGTGGCGGCAGGCACTGCACAACCGGCGGCGGCAACATCGTCGGCGTCGAGGAGGACTGACAGCCGGACATCGGCAGTAGCAAGGCGATCGCGCAGGCGATCCTGGTCACGTTGGGCATCGCTCAAGGCTCGGTAATGGGTTTGTTCGCTGGCGGACAGCTGCTGCTCAAGGGCCAGGCGTTTGTCTTGCTCGATCTTTTGCTGCGTTGCGGCCGCTTGGGTCATTTGATTAAGCGTTTCGGCCTGGGACTGTGCGAGTCGGGCCAACTGCTGTCCGTAACGCCAGTCCTGGAACCGCCACGCGAGCATTGCCGAACCGCCGGCCAGCAGCGCGAGCAACACAACAATGCCCAGGGCGCGAGACGAAAAAGGCATCAGGTCGAAGGTTGGCATAACACCTCCCTCGCCCGCGCCCACAATTGCAGGCGGTCCTCCAGGCCGTTCAAACTGCCATTAATGCGCCGGGTGATGGTGTTGAACTGATCACGATCGGCCAGCTCGTTCAAGCCGCTCTGCTCCCAGAACCAAGCGGCGGATTCGGATGCCCATTGCGGCTGCTCAAGAAGCTCAGGCATCGCCAGCAGCCGTTCATCACCGAACAAGCCAAGACTACAGCGACGATAATTGTCCCGACCGGTAATCTGGATCAAACCTCGGCCGCGATACTTCTGACCGTCACCGTCCGCCGCCGGCGTATTGCCCAGGCGAGCGGCCAACGCGCCGGTGTCGTATTTGCTTAGATAGGCTTCGCTGCCCAGCTCGCGCACATACCGTAGCTGCCCCGACTCATGGCCGATTTGCGCCAGGAACGCAGCGATGCGCTTAGGCGTGGCGATACGGTGGCGGGACATGGCGATGTTAAGGGCTGAAACAAAAACGCCCGCTTGGGAGCGGGCGCTGGGCATGATGTCAATGAGTTGCTGTTGCGTAAGGTCCATATTCAGGTCATCGCAAGTGCATGATCAAAGGTGTACGGCCAGCCAGGACGGCGCAACCGGACGATATTCAGTGACTGGAAAGTGCTCATCCTGCGGCCAATCTCTCAGCGCCCGGCGATAAGCCTGGAGCTGTGTGTACTGTGCCTGGTCCAGCGTCGTACCACCGCCGTCGTCCATTTCATCGCGATCCCTTGCAACGAGGCGGTCTGTTGCCGTGAGCTGGGCGTTGCGCCACACGTATTCATTTTCTGAAGCCTGGGCCGATGTCAGAGCGGCTGGGTCAATGAGAACGGGATAACCGTTGTCAGGGTTGGATGAAACACGCTTGGGCGAGATGGCGAGTTGCTGAAGCAGCGACAACCAGTAAGCCCGAGGTATTTCGATGACATCATCGGGAATATCAGAAACATTGATACCGGGAACATACGCTCCGCAAGTGCTTGGACTGAACAACAAAGTGAATTCATTCATTCAATAACCCTTCGCAAAATAGGTAACGCCCCATCCCGCAGCGACGTGCCCAGAATAGTCTCGGACTTTCAGGCGCACGCCTTGGCGGGTGGCAGTTCCACCGACCATAATCACCATGGCTCCATCACCACCTACATGGTTCGCCACAACCGAAACAAAAGCATTGGGAAATGATATTGGGAACGTAACGAACACTTCCCCATTTGCGTCAGTTGTACCGTAACCCCACTGATCGATGTTTCCGCTCGCGTACTTTTGGTAACCTGGATTCCCCAACTGGCCTGAAAACAACGAGGTATATTTCAGAAGAACGGTGCCGCCTATCAGCCGCCATTGATTGTCCAGCTTGACGAATTCCGCCGTTTCACCACGGCCCAGATCGATTGACCCAAGCGTTGAGGACGAAGGTCCTAGCGTATCGGCAGACGAGGTTGTCGATACATTCACGACCGCCCCTACGTTGATCAGTGTAAGCGTCGCCCCATGCATGATTCCCACTGTACTGGGCAGCGTGACGTTGATCGCCGTAGCGCTGGCAAAACTGACGGCTCCGCCAACATGGGCTTGTGTCAACGCCGTACTGACTGCATACACGGAAAAGCCGGAATATTGAACACCGCTGCGCTTCACAAACTCTGTGGTCGCCACGGATCTATCGTTATCGAACTGGGGAGCAGTGGTGAATAATCCGCTGCTACGCAAGGCCGTCAACAACTGGTTATCCAATTGTTCCGACGGTGTTAGTCCTGCGGCTTGAATGACGCTCAACAACTCCTGCGTCACTCCATTACCCCAACTGGCGGGAATCAAGGAGCCCGGCGTACCCGCCAAGGGATCCTCATCCACGAACCTGCCATTCACCAAGCCCGCACTGGGCACACTTCTTGGATAATCCACGTTGTCCTCCCTTGACACTCAAACGGCCAAAAAACAGGCAATAGAAAAACTGCGCCTGTTGATTCGCCCAACAGAGCTCAAAAAAATGAGTAGGTTTAAGCGGTTTGCTCCGTGGCGATTTAAGCCACAGACTCAGGCACGACCGGCCAGTTGATATTGGTTGGAAAACCGGTTTGGTGCTGGATACGGTTCAACTCGACGCTGTAGAGCTTCCACTCCATCAGGGCCAGTTGTTCCTGGTCGTTGGCGTCGCCGATGTCTTCGGCGTATTGAAAGGGAGCGACTTTTTGAAGGGCTTCGCGCAGCAATTTATCGCGCTTTGACAACGCTTCGCGCTTGAGATCGGCCAGCTGCAGCATCTCGTCAAACACCCAGGTGTTATCGCGCCATACATAGTAATTGCCTGGCCACGGTTCGGCTGTGTATATATCCGGTAATTGGCCGAACTCGGTCCACTTCAGATGAGCGCCGTTGTCCTTGCGATAAACCGAACCGCGCCAGTCCACCATTTCTCGCGGAACGCCGTTCACCATGATCCACGAATGATGCTCTTGGGCGGCAGGAAGTTCGAAGGAAAGTTGAATGCCGTTACTGGGGACTTGAATGCCCATTCCAGGGGTCACGACAAGATCTACTGGACCAGATAAAACACCGGTGTCGTCGAACAGGTAAATAAACATAGTCACCTCAGATCAGCTTGATTCGGGCGGGATAGGCGATATTCCTGGGGCGGGTTTCAGTGCCGAAGCTCCCGATATTGCCTACCATGTCTGGACCGGAAAAGAACTGTGGATTGGGATAAGTCGTACCCACTATCCCTGTTGCCGGTGCAGCATTGACATCGCGGGTGACGTCCCAAGACGCATCAGCAATCGCAGGACCAGGGCGATTGGCACTACCCGAGCTAGTGGGCAAATAATGGTTGTGGCTTTCGAGGGCATACATCTGTCTGCTGCCCGCCGAACGGTCAATATCCACGCCTCGCGCCTCATCCAACACGCGCAAGAATTCGCCGCGAATATCGGGGATCCGAAAAGTTGTCGCCCCATCACCGCTCGTCCACGCGCCTTCATTCCCCGCCCTGCTGGATTCGCTCACTAACGCTCCGGACAATTGCGCGTGATCCCACAACCACGGCCAATCGCTACGCACCAATAGGTTTCCGTTAAGCACTGCATACCCACCCGGAATAACTTGGCGAGTACTCTCGAAAGAAACCCGCCCCAGTGCCGTCGCATCCAACCGGCCTATCGGCCACCAAACTCCGGCTTCATCACTGCGCAAATGCCACCAATCACCACTACCCATTAACACCAGAAATGGATAACCACTGGCTGCCAAGTGAGTATGAAACCGGATCCTGTCAGTACCAGCAGCCCGCACTGTCAGGCGGTTACCACTGTTATCCACGCGCCGCACAATCACATCGCGAACACCGAGCGCCGCATTGGCCGCGGGCAGGGTTACTGTGCTTGTACCCGCACTTGCATCGATCAACACCAGACCCAACTCATCGGCGACCAGCGCCTTCGATGCCGTGAGCCGTGTAACGACAGAACGCATCGGACTGCTACGCCCGAGAATGGTTTGCAGTGCCTTGATCAACTGGCCGTTGTCCACCTCGGATGGCGTCATGCCGGCCGAGGAAATCACGCCGAGGATTTCTTGGGTGACACTGTTTCCCCATACCGCAGGAATCAACGACCCGGGAGTGCCCGCCAGCGGGTTTTCATCCACGAACCGACCGTTCACCAGCCCGACACTGGGAACACTTTTGGGATAATCCATGTTTTATTTTCTCTCTATGAGACAGAGCTCAAGCGTGAAGAGGTAGCGCTCGGAGGGTCGCGAGCACGTCGTCAGCGGCCTGAGTCGCAAGATCCACCTTGCCTTTGGCCATGTGCGCGCGAATCTGCACCTTGGCCTTGAGGCGCAGCTCGCGAAGCGCCAGCAGGTTCGCTTCAAACTCGGCAGCCTTGGCGAGAATCTGATCCGCCGCCTGCCTGGCTGTACGCCCTTTGACAGTCCACGCCGAAACGGCCAGTGGGACGGCCTTTTTCGGGTAGCCCTGATCCTTGAAAGCCTGTGCCTCCAAGGCGGCTTGTTGGTATTCCAGGGCGCGCAATGGATCACCGACCAGCGTGCGACGGGCGCTGTCGGCAGCGGCATCGACCTTGGTGCACAGGCGTTCGGCTTCCTGGCGTAACAGCTCGGCAGCATTCTCTTCAGTCAGCACCCAGGCGCCGTCCTCCCAGGTATGGGCGGAAGAAGGTGAAGGCGGGCGAAGTCCATCCTCGTACTGGTGCAGTTCTTGAATGACTTTCATCGGATCAGCTCCCAGGACAGGTGAACATTGATCGCATTGGTAAAGTTGACGGCAATACCCACGCTGTAATCGGTTAATGCCTGGTGCCCCTTGATTCCCATGCTCAGCAACAGCTCGTCGCTATCAGCAGTGGTGGCACCCAATGTGTGCTCCGCCTGAAAGCATTGCCAAAGCGAGCGAGATTGAGAGTGATCAAAACTGGCTGTGACGGTAGAAACCGTAACGTCGTTGACAACGTTATTGGAGAACAGCACACACATATATGGGCTGCTCCAGCCCCCCGCTTGGTTGCCGATACTTTGCAAGGCGGGTGACAGGTAGCTGTAATTGCCCCCAACCCACCCGGCCTGAACGAAGGCCAGCGAAGTCACGGCACTCGGAGAGGGCGTTGGATTCCCCGCCACAAGCCGCGCTGCACGCGCATGCGGATCCAGCGGCAGATAAACCACCCCCGTGCCATTCACCGTTTGAGACCAGGTCAATTGAGCACGGTTGTAGATCGTGCGAATCGTCGGCAAGGAGCCCGGCGCCCCGGTCATCACCCAGGCCAGGCACATGTCCAGGGGTGTGGACGCAAAGCCGCCGCCGGACGCTCCGTTGACAGTCCCCTTCAAGGATTCCGGCGAGAGGTCATACAAGCTTCCACGCTGCATATAGAACGTCAGCGCGCCGCCTATGACCTGCGCTCTAAGAAAATAGCTGGCGCTGGGCAACAAGTCGGCGCTGCTCCAGGCCGCCGTCACGTAAGTACGGGATCGACCCAACCGCCCACTTACCACCTCTTGTCCAATGCTGATGTACACACCCGCCGGAATCGAGACACGGCCGCCACTGGTGGACAGCGCCATTGGCGTTATCGCCAAGCGGGCGTCCGCAGTTGCAATCGTTGGCAGCGGTAAGGCGCTGATCGGAAGCGCGAGGTCCTGGTTCCAGCCCTTGGCAGTGACTGACTGAATCGCCTCGAGCAGTTGATCGTTTTGAGTTTCATCTGGCGTCAGATCCCCCGCCTTGATGACATTCACGATTTCCTGCGTCACGCCGTTCCCCCAAGCCGCCGGAATCAACGACCCGGGCGTTCCGGTCAAGGGGTTTTCATCCACGAACTTCCCATTCACCAACCCGGCGCTGGGCACACTCTTCGGATAATCCATCCGTCTACTCCCTAGTCATAATTGATGTGAACCTTGGTATGCGCCGGTGCGCTACGGTGGATCAGGCATTCCAGCGCCGAGCCCGGATTGACGCCAAAGCGCTCTCCCCAATAGCTCGCACCAAAACGCCGCCCCAACAGCAGGCGGCCGCCGGTATTGAGGGTCCACATGAACTGCGCCTGCCAGGTGCCGAAATGCGCTTCGCCGAACCGCGCGCGGCCCATGCGCGGTGCCTTGAGTTCGGTGATGGTGGCGTTGGGGTAACCCTGGCTCTTGGCGATTTCCACGTAATAGGCAATGGCCTGGCTGCCCACCGCCAACAACCGTCGGCGCACCGCCAAGCGACGATCGTCATACAACGGCGTGGCGCCCAGGCACGGATCAGGCAGGTTCATCACCCGCTCCCAGTCCGGCACCAACTCACTTACGCCCGCCGGGTCCATCTCGTTGAGCAAGTCGGCGGCACGGGCGTCGAGGCGGGCCAGCTCCTGGGCGATGCCTTCCAGCACTTCCTCCAGTTCCGGCACGCGCTCCGGGTCCCACGCCGGACCGCTGGGCAGCAGGCTGCGCAGTTGGGCCTGGTACTGTTCAGCAGTTCTTATGCCTGCCATACGCAGCCTCCGAACGTCAGCAACTGATTACTGGCCGCCACCACATCGGCGCTCGGCGCAGTGAGTTTGTGGTCGGTTTCGCCAGTGGCGCTGCTGATGGCTTCGGCGATGTGGGTCAGCAGCAGGGTTTCACCGAGGCCGGCTTCGCGGTTGTGCAGGTCGCGCAGTTGCGCCTCGATCGCCGCGCGCACGGCGCTGGTGTCCGGGGTGATGCGCAGCCGGTAGGTCACCGGCACCTGCGTCGGCGCCAGTACGTGCAGCTCGGCGGTCACCGGACGCAAGGGCTCGATGTAGGTCCGCACCTCTTCCAATTGCTCGGCGTTGGGGATCGGTTGCGGATCGTCGTCCCGCATCACGAAAAGACCGACGGTGCCCGGTCCCAGGTAGCTGCCACGACACCACGCGCGGGTAATGCCAGGGTACTCCAGAGCCCAGGTTTCATAGTCCTGTGCCGAACCACCGTGGGGAATGACGCGATAGGAACGGATCACCCTGGCCCGCAGGGATTCAAGGCTTTCCCGAGCAACGCCGCCAGTCAGCCCCGGCGCCACCACCGTGAAGCTGCTACCAATGCCGAGGATCGGTTGGACGGGCGTCAGCACCAGGCCGGCGTCGGCGTTGCCCAGGCTGCCGGCGTCCAACGCGGCGATGGAGGCGGTGTTCAGGCCATTGCTGGTGGTGCGGGCGCTGGTCACTTTGTAGGTGCGGCCATCGGTGGATTGCAACAGCGTGTCGACATCCAGTACCGCGCCGGCGGTGGCGGTGAAACTGACGCTGCCGCTGGCCACCTGGGCCGCTTTGCGCGCCTGGTTCAGGCGCAGGGCGGCGATGCGTTCCAGGGTGGACTCATCGGCCTTGTCCGGCAGGATCTGCTCGGCGATCCAGTCCAGGTAGCCATACAAGCCATAGGCGGCGCCACCGAGGGTGCGGGCCAGCACTTGGGCATCGGACTGGCGCAGCGAATCGCTGGCCAGGTCGCTTTGGGCGCGCTTGATCAGCACCGGCAGCGAAGGGGTTTCAAACGGCATAGGTCACCTGCCAACTGTTATCGGGGTTGATGTCCAGGCGCTCGCCATCGGCCAGAGTCAGGACCGTGCGCAGGTTCAGGCGCTGGGCGTCGAGGCGTTCGCTGATGATGTCGATGGCCTTGCAATGGCCGTCATCGATCAGCCATTGCAAGGCTTCGCGTGCATAGAATTCGGCGTCGAGCTGGGTCTGGCGGGTCAGCTTGACCCGGCGCAACAGCCACAGCCGCGAGCCGATGCGGTCGTCGGCCACGGTGGGAAAGGTGTCGCCCCACCAGCCGAAACGTTCGTCATCATCGACGGCATCGTCGTCAGCGGCGCGGCGCCAGGTGAACAGGCTGATCAGCACCGAGCGGGTCAGCGCGGCGTGCAGGTTCTGGCTGATGAACATCATTGACCTCCCGCCGGCGCACCGGTCTGGCCGCTGCCGGCCTGTACGCCGCCATGCACATGTTTGATCTGGCTGATGCCGCCGGCGATCTGGTCGCCTTGGGAGACGATCTTGCCGGTGTGGTTGATGACCGGGCTGTCGATGTTCACCGCGCTACTGGCGCGGATGTTCAGGGTTGCAGTCTCGATGTCGATGACACGACCGCGCTTGAAGTGGAGCTTGTCGCCTTCGTCGGTGTAGAGCGCCACTTCGCCGGGGGCCAGGGCCTGGAGACGGAAGCGGCGATCGGCAACCACCAGGACCACGGCATGGGAGCGGTCGCCTCCCAGGAACGTGGCAATGCCCTCGGCACCGGCCAGCGGGTTGCTGGTGAAGCCGTAGGGTTCGAAGTGCTCCATGTCGTCGTTCACTTCGCCGGCGGTGAGGCGCATTTGCAGCGACTGCAGCTTGGTGGCCGAATTGGCGAGCACGACAGTGCCGCGCGCCAGGAGGCGGGTCAGTAGGCTCATTGAGGTTTCCTTGAGAATCGGGGACTTGAACGCGGTGTTCGGATCAACGTCTCTATTGGCGGCGCTGCCGCCATCGCGAGCAGGCTCGCTCCCACAAGGGGGCTGTGGTGGGCAGGCATCGGCGCCAGGCTCAGGGTTTGGGCGGCACCGGGTTGGCGTCGAAGGTATGCGGCGGCGCGACTTGCAGGGTGGTGACGGAGCCTTGTGCCGATAGGGAGTACGTGACTTTGGAAATCAGCATGTCAGCGTCGAACCCCAGCACCGGGTCGATCACCCGTACCAAAGTGTTGTGCCGCCACAGGTCGCCATTGGCTTGGCGCCAGCCCTGCACGCGGTAAGTGGTGGTCAGGGCCTTGCCGGAGCGGATGGCGCTTTCCCAGTCGGCCCGTTGCTGGGCCAGCTCGAAGGTCAACTGCGCGCTCTCGCTGATCACCGTCACCCGCTTGCGCTTGAAGCTCAAGTCGGTGGCGGTGCCAGAGACTTCGCTCACCGCCGCCCCACTCTGCTGATCACTGCCCTTGTGCTGACCGATGACCCGGTATTCGGAGAACACCTGGCTATAGTCCATCGGTGCGTTGCCCGACAGAATGTTCTTGCCCAGCTCCAGCACATCACTGGCCCGTCCGCCGCTGCCGGGTTTGGCCAGCAGCACGCGACCTTGCGCGTCATCGGTGGAGAATACCCGGAACAACGTCAGCAAACGGTCGATGGATTGAAAGACCGTTTCCCCCGGTACGATGCTGTGCTCGCTCAACCGCGCGGTTTCAGGGATTTCACTGACGACCCCCACGCCGTATTGCGACGCCAGGGCCTGGACGATGCTCAACACCGTTTGCCCACGCCATTGAGTCGGGCGGTTGATCGCCGCGCAGTCCACCAAGTCCTGGGTCTTGGAACCGCCTTCAATGCTCAGGCTGATCTGCCGACCGTCGTAGCTGACCGGTGCCTTGAACACATAACCGCTGAGCACCAGGTCGGCACCAATGCGTACCTGGCATTCATCGCCCGGACGGATCGGCACCGCTTGGGTCTGCCCCGGCCATTGCCAGGTGACGTCGAGTTTGAAGGTACGGAACTGGCGCTCCAGGTCCGCACTGATTTCCACACTTTTCCAGCCACCGTAATCCAGCCCGCCGACGGTAAGCGAGACAGCGTTGTCGAGCTCGTTCATGGCTTACTCCCCGGAGACTTTCAGGTCATTGGGCGGCAGGAAACCAGGATGGGCGACGCCATTACGCTGGGTCACTTCAGTCACCCGGGTGGCATCGGCAAATTGCTGATACGCCACCACCAGCGCTGGCAGGCTTTGCTTGAACGACAGGTTGATCAGCCTGACACCCGACGACGCCACCGCCGTCAGGTGCGCGGCCATTTGCTGGCGCAGGTTGTTCATCGCCTGATAGTGCTCCGGATCAGCCTTGAGGGAGGCCTGCCAGATCGCATCGTTAAGGGCATCGCGCAGCGCCAGCACATCGTCGGCCACCGGCACGTCTCGGCGCTGGACCGGTTGCACGGCCTGTTGCGCCACCGACGGCGTGGCGTCCAACTTGACCACAGGCGCCGCCACCGGCATCGCCGCAATCCATTGTGCGGCCTGCACCAGCAGCGTGTCCTGGACCAGATCGGCCACAGCCTGGGCCGCCGCCGTGGTGTCCTTGCCGGTGGTGAGCTTGGGCGCGTCGGCCTTGCGAATGGCCTCCACCTGTTGCGACACGCTGGCAATCACGCCGCGATAGCCGTCACGGGCAAAGTCCTTCAGCTCGCGGATGTCGCCCAGCAATCCCTTGAACTCGGCCGCCACTTCCTTGGGCAACGCTTTCACTGCCTTGACCAGATCGCTGAGTTGCCGATAGGTCTCGATCAACGGCTTGAGCTCCTGCTCGATCACTGCGTAAACATCCTTGAGGCTGTTGCGCAGGTCCGCGATACCGATCCGTGCGGCCTTGATCAAGGTCATGGCGTCTTCGAAGCGCCGCACCGCCGAACCGAGGAAGCTGTCGGCCGAGACCAGCAGCAGTTTCTGGCTGTTGATCGTGGCCGATGGGAATTGCAATGGCTGGTCGGGGTAGAACTTCAGGGCGAACGTCACCAGCCCACCGTCCTGACGGGTCTGAGTCATGTCGCATTCGCCAACCTTGACCTGCATGCGCCCCAGCCATGGATGCACCAGCGCACCGCTGCCCTGCTCCAAGGCCTTGAGCAGCTTGTCGCGCTGCTCCAGGCAATCGGGGCCGACGATGAACGCGGTCAACTCATGAATCTTCGCCTGCTGACCGAGCCCCTCGAAAAACGGTTGGTCACGCTGCGGATATTCATGCAACTGGCCTTTGTGGCCGACCGGGGTTTTCGCCTGGTCGACCCAGAACCCGACGCCACGAAACGACGCCGGCAACAAACGATCACGCCAGCTCATTGGAGCCTCCTGTGGACAGTGAGCGATAGCCGATGCGCGAACTCACCGCCAGGGCCGGTTGATTGGTCTGTGGTGGGTCGGCGCGCAACCCGGCCGGCGCATTTTCGAAGCGCACGGTCAGGCCGCCTTCAAGTTGCGTACGATTGTTCGCGGCGCTTTGTTGCACCAAGACGCTGGAGGTCTGTGGCAACGTACCCGCCGCCAGCGAGGTTTTCGCTGGCCCGTTGGCGGACGCTGGCGCCAGGCTGGACGACAGGCCTGGAGGCTGCTCGCTGGCCCCGCCAAAAAACGCCGGCGCCAGCTCACCCTTGCCTTCGGCATTGGTGGCGCGCTGCGCTTCGGTCAGTCCTTCGACCTTGCCAGTGAACGTGGTGATGAGTTCACCGAAGCCGCCATTGAAGAACGCCCTGATCGGTGCAATCACGCCCTGCAGCTTGTCCCACCACTGGCTGAACCACTCGCCCACCGGCCCCCACTGTTGGGTGAGGCCCTCGATGGGCGACCAGTCGAACAGGCCTCTGAACACCGCCAGCATGATCGCCACCTGGTTGCGCACGCCCTCCCAGATCCCGGCGAAGACTTCTCCGATCGTTCCCCAGTTGGCCAGGATCAGCCCCAACGGCGTCCAGTCGAACAAGCCTTTCAGGGCATCCATCACCGGCACGGTCAAGGCCTTGAGCAGGTCCCAGATCGCCGCGAATAACCCGGTCAGCGGTGCCCAATTGGCAACTATCAAGCCTAAGGGTGACCAGGCGAACAGCGTTTGCATGAAGCCAATAACCGGCGTTGCCGCCGCCACGATCACATTCCAGAGCGCACCAAAAAAGCTGCTGATCGGACCCCAGTTGCTGATCACCAGCCCCATCGGGGTAAAGGCGAACATTGTCTTGAAGAACTCGACCATCGGCAGGACGATCGGCGCAAGCCGCTGCCAGAGCCCGGCAAAGAACGCCGAAATCGGTGTCCAGTGGGCGATGATCATCCCTGCCGCCAAGGCGATGCCCATGGCAATCAAGCTGATGGGGTTCATCTTCAAGGCCAGGTTGACCACTTCAAGCGCCTGGCTCGCACCGCTGACCGCCGTCTGGATCGCGCTGAACGCCACGACGCCATTCGCCAGGCCCTGTACCAGTTGCGGGTTGTCCTGCAGTACCTGGGCCACGCCGCTGACCATGGGCTGCAAACTGACCGCCACTGCGTTGACCGCAGGCCCCAAGGCCGAGCCGAACTGCACCGACACGTTGCTGATGGAAGTCTTCAATCCATCCAGGTTCTGTGCCGCTACACGAGGCGCTTCAGGTACCTGGACGGCGCTGGCCACCGCGCTCGCTGCGCCCGCTTCGTCCTTGAAGGCCAGCGCCGACTTGAGCCCGTCCGTAAACGGTTGGGCCAGGCCACCGCTGGGTAGCAGACCGGAAATGTCCAGGCTGCCCAGGCCCGTGGCGTCGAGGTTCTGCTTGAAACTCGCGACCTTCGCACGAAGGCCGGCGAGCTTGGGTGACAGCTCATCGATGCCGGTCAGCAGCACCGCTTTTTTCTCTACCGTTTGTGTGTCTGCCATCACTGCACCTGCTGCATCGCATTGATCCGTTGCGCGTGCTCCAGGGATTCGCGGAGCACATCCAGTGGCCTGGCCATCATCTGTTCGGGGTCAACCTTCCAGAACCAGGCCAGGTCATAGGCGGCGGCGATCAGGTCGCCGATGGCTGCGACGCCGCACTCATGAAAAAACTCGCGACGGCCCAGCTCAGGGCATTGAGGTCAGCCAGGTCCAACTGGTTGACCGACGACGGCGGGATGCCCGCGCACACCGCGATGTATTTGGCCGCGACATCCATGTCCAGGCTCACCTCCTCGCTCTTGTCGATCTTGTACGGCAGCGCCTTGATCGCGCGGACTTCCTGCACCGTCGGCCGGCGCAGGGTCAGTTCGTTCAACGGCTCGCCATGGGCCTCGATGGCCACGCGCAATGTCACGACATCGCTCATTGCCAAGTCCCCTTGATGCCTTCGAATTTCAGCTCGATGGTGGCGTCGTCACCCTTGGACACCGGCTCTTCCACCAGGTAGGCGCCGGCCAGCACGTAGACCTTGCCGTTGTTGAATTCGCAGGTGACGGTCATGTCGGTGCCCGCAACCAGTTGCTTGAGCGGGAAGTCCGCGGTGTGCAGCGCCGTCACCTTGAAGGACGGCGCGATGTCGGTTTCCTTGTAGAAACCCGGTACGACGGTTTCGCGTTTGGTGAACATCAGTGGCGCTTCGCAGCCACCGTTGATGGTTAGTTGAGCGCCGTCCACTTTGACGTAGCAGGTGCCCGCAATCAGTTGACCCATGGTGTTTCTCCCTTCAAATAAAAAGCCCACGCAAGGTGGGCTGATGCATGCGACTGAGTGCTACCGTCAGGCGACGTCGTCGTACTGCAGGCGGAACTGGTTGAGCAGCGCGAACACCCGCAGGCCGTTGATGTAATCCGGTGGGAACAGCACATTGACCCGGCTCGGGTCCTGGCTGTCACGCTCGACAACCAGGTGCTCGGCGAACAGCTCGGCGTTTTCCACGTGGCCTTCCAGCTCGAGCTTGGCGTATTGAGCGATCAGCTCGCCGCGAATGGTGCTCGGGGTCACGATGGGCTGGCCGGCGCCAAAACGGGTGCCGTCGGAGGCCAGCTTGTGGCGACCATATTTGCTGGTGATCACGCTTTGCAGGCGGCGGACGATGAACGCCGACTGGTGCATGGTTTCGCTGTCCAGGTAGGAATTGTCCGCCTGGCCGAAAGCGTTCTTCTGATAGGTGGTGATGGAACGCTGGATGCGTACGTAGCCACCTTCGTAATACGCCGTGGCGATGCCGTAGTTGAGCAGCGACTGACGCTCGGTGAGGGTGAAACGTTCGCTGGCGGGTGCCGGGTCCAGGCCTGGCAGGCTGCCGCTTTGGGTCGGACGGCTGGCGTCGGCGGAGATGAACACCGCCGTGCGCGCCGCCAAGGCAGCGGCCTGGACCCAGAACGGTTGCGGTACGCCCAGCTCCAGCGCCTGGAGCGTCATGTGCTGGTCGTTGCGGGCCTGACCGGCGGCGACCAGGGTGCCGATGGTGCCGCGCTTGGCGCTGTAGACATGGCCGAACAACTGCTTGGCCCAGGACCAGCGGCCGGTGTTGTCGTCCATGACGGCTTGCCAGGTGTTGAGGCTCGCTACATCGGACCAAGGCATGGCGATGAATTCGAAAGGTTCGTCGCCCAGGGCCGCGACGGCAGCGGTCTGGTCTGGCACACCGGCGCCACCGGTCATCGCGTTGATGGCGGTGGTCAGGCCGGCAGGGGTATTTTCGCCATTGCTCTTGCCCAGGCGATTGAATTGAAGGCTGATGTCATTGCCGCTGTCGCCGGTCCATTTGGCACTGAGGGTCACGACGCCCTCGGCGGCCGCAGCGGTCACCGGCAGATCGGCGGCGGCGTTGATTTTCAAGGCCAGCGCGGCGGCGGCCTGGGCCGCCGTGGCACCGTTGACGATGGCGGCCTGGACGCGCACACCGCCGACGTACAGGTTGAGCACACCGCTTTCAGTCGCGGTACCGGTGAAGGTCAGCACGCCCTTGGCGATAGCGCCTTCGACGTTGTGCAGCGGCAGGCACCAGATTTCACCGAGCGGATCGGTCTTGCGCCAGGTCTCGTACATCGAGGCAAGCATCGAGCCCTGCCCGCCGATGTTCTTGGCCAGCGCGACGCTGGACACCAGCACCAGTTTGCCAACTTCCGCCGGGGCGACGTTGTCGTTGACCTGGGCGACGATCAACCGGCGCATGGCCGATGACGCGCTATTGGCGGCCGAGTTGTCCATTTCGGCGTAGAACAGCGGCACACGAATGTCCGCGGGAATGTTGCTGAATCCGATCGCCATTATTTGGCTCCCTGTGGTTTTGCCGCTTTCACGGCTTTGGTGGTGATATCGCCATCGGCCAGACGTCGACGCCACCAGGCGTTGTCTGGCACTTCACGGCCTTCGAGGGGCAACAGATCGCCCGCTTCCGGGTCCGGTACGGCACGGCCCGGGGCCGGCAGCACGGTGATGCGTTTGCTCATGGGGTTACGTCTCCAGAGAAAGTCAGTTCCACGCGCCCGTCGGGGCCGGGACGTTTCAGGTTGGGGTCCGCCGGGTCGATGGCATCGACCCGCACGGTGGCCCCGGTAAAGGACGACAAGCCGTCCAGTTCACGCTCGTGCCAGCTTTCGGCAGGCTGGCTCGCCAGATTGCGGCCCAGCTGGAACTCGGCGAAAAAGCGCAGCCGGTACACCACGCGGCGGCTGTTGATGGAAACCAGTTCGCTGCCGTCGTACTCGACGCCGGTGTACTCAGCGCCCGGCTTGAACCCCACCAGCGCCCGCCACAGTTCGGCCCGCAGGTCGTGCAACAAATCCAGCGCTTTTGTCGCATCGGTGGCATCGAGCACCAGCACGGCATCGAAGCGATCACGCACCGCTTGCAGCGTGACGTTTTGAGCTGCGTTCTTGCTGGCAATGTCGGCGGTGGGCAGGACATAGGCGCAGGGGGTCTGCAGCGGGGTCTCGGCTTGCAGCGTGGCGAGGTCAAAGCCTGCGGCCACGCGATGGGCAAGCGTCGGACAGTGCTCACGCAACTGCGTGAGGATCGGTGTGATCTTCATGGGGGACTCCAGTTGTAGAGACGGTGCAGTCGAGGGCGACCTGTGGGAGCGGGCTTGCTCGCGATGGCGGCGTGTCAGTCAGTGCAAATGTTGAATGTCTGGGCGCTATCGCGAGCAAGCTCGCTCCCACAGGGGGACCCGGTTGGGCGCGGGGTATGTGCAACGCTGAACAAGACTGTGGGATCAGGCCTTGGCATCCAGACAGGTCGCATTGATCAAGCAGCGATAGCTTTTTTCCCGGTCGCCACTGGCGGTGACCTTGTCGATCGACCAGCGACCGCGCATGAAATCCGGCCAGGTGGCGTCCAGCAGTACGATGCCCTCGGCAGACAATCCCGGGTTGCCAGGGCACTCAATCGCCACCTTGAGGGCTTCGCGCATCATCCTGCGCACCTCGCCTTCACCGGCAGCGCGGGCGTCATCTGCGCCCTGGAAACGCTGGCGCAGGGTTTTGAACGGCGCGAGGCCGCTCTCTTCGACCTGCAACTTGCCGGCCGTCGCGTCCCACCAATGGGTCTTGCAGCCTTGGTATTTCGCCCGGGCGGTTTCATCCAGCTTGGCCGAAGTAAAAGCCTGGTCGCCAGGACGATTGTTGGTCGTCACCGACAGTTTTATCTCGGGCAGGACCTTGCCCGACAACGACTTCGCCTGGCCGCGCCGAGCCAGCACATACAGCTCGTTGATCGGCTTGGCGACGGCGTCATAACGATGGGCCAGGCGCGTCAGGAACCCCATGTCGGTTTCGTTGGACTGGTCGATGTGCTCGATCTTGATCAGCGCCAGGTCTGGCGCCACCCGGGGAGAAAAACCGTGCCTGGACGCCAGTTGACGAAACAGCGCCCCCAGGGTCGTCGGTCCATGGCTGACGGATCGGCGCTGCTTGAACCCGGTCTGGTCCGCCGCACTGAACGGCGCGGCCATGGCCACCAAGGTCAGGCGCAACGGGAACAGCGTCGGCGTGCGCCGGGTGATGACGAACTCGCCCTTGTCCACCAGACCCGACTCCAGGTAGCCGACCCGTAGACCGATTTTCCCGCCCAGGCTGGGCAACCCTTCCAGCCCGTCCAGGCTGATGGTGAGGGTCAATTGATCCGACTCGATTCCTGCCGCGTCGACGTGTGTCCAATTGAGCAATCGTGCGTTGAGCAGTGCGGCGTTCGCACCATAAATTTCCACCGCAGGCGTGAAACCCAATGACATGTAGCCTCCTTAATCCCAGGCCGAAACCGGTGGGGTTGCCACGGGCTTGAGGTCCACTTCCGGCAAGACCACCCATACGCCCGCCGGCAATACAGGCCCCCATTCAGCCAACCCCGGATTGAGCCGCCAGAGCGCCTCTTCGACGATGTCGTCACCGCGCTCAAGCTCGCGGTACAGCAACAGATTCACCGAATCACCGGCGATACTTCGAACCCTACGCATTGGCGAACTCCGTCAATTCAACCACCCAGCCGACCACCATCGCCGTGCCGTCATCAATGATCTCGGTCTGGGTTTCCGTCACCTTGCTGATCTGCCACAGACCCCAATTGCGACCGATGCCATCGACCAGCGGCACGGGAACTCGCTGCGCCTGCAAGGCGCGCAACTCATCGAGGCGATCCATGGCGTTGGCGTACATCGACTTGCCGGTGATCGTCAGCCCTTGCAGGCCTTGGCCGACCTGGCTGGACTTGGGTTTGCTGGTGAGGATGTCGATGCTCTTCCAGCCACCGTCCGAGGTGCGTACCAGGCTGTGGTACGCAAAGTTTCTCGACAAACCGAAAATGAAACTGCCGAGTGCCATTTGCTGACGCATCACGTACCTCCGTCGGTCAGGGCCGCGTCACTGCGCATGGCGAGTGAGTTGGGCATGGTCGTCAAGCCGAATTGGCCCGAGAGCTGCTGCACGACCAGGTTGGCCAACTGACTCGCGCTGGCCTGGTCCTGGCCGTTGATGTAGATGTTTGCGGTCATGGTGTTTTGTTGCGTGGTTGTCTGGGTGCTAGCCAGGTCTTTGCTGACCTGGTCTGGAGCGGCGAGTCTGTCGGCGGGGGCGACGAGCTTCTCACCCAAGGACGCGCCCGCATCGCTCCCCAACCAGCCGCCCAGCAGTCCGCCAACCAGACCACCAATGGCAGTGCCGATCACCGGAACGACGCTCCCCAAAGCGGCACCGGCCGCAGACCCCGCAGCAGCGCCTGCCCAGCCGCCACCTGCAGCTCCCAGGCCTGCACTCATCATTCGTTTGTCGCCGGTCAGTACACCCTCGGCCACATCAGCGACGGCACCGACTACTTTTAATGGGCCGGGCGCCCTGCGGGTCATCGAGCGTAATGAGGCCGTTGGCCCGGGTGAAAAACGCCCTGCGCCTCCCAGTGAGCCTCGTGTACTGACGCGTATTTTCGTCCTGCTCGTGGATTCGGGACGCTGGTTGGCATTGCGTGTATCCAGCTTGTCCCCGCGAGGATTTCTGAAATCTTCAGAGATCACTTCCCCCAATCGGCCGGGAAGGTGCGGAGCGACCTTGCCCAACACCCGCTTGGCCACCTGATTGGACATCTCATCCCCTACAGCCTTGAGCAGCGCGCCCACCAGCGGTTTGATCGCCGCGCCAATCAACACAATGGCCGCAGCGGCTTTAGGTGAGGACTCCGCCAACTCACTCATGCCATCGGCCAGCGACCCCAACCACTGGAACGAGGTATCCGCCGAGGGCATCAGGGCATTGCCCGTGGCCAGCGACAAACGCTCGCTGCGGGCGTTGAGGACGTTCAGTTGGCCCTGCCGGGTGTTCGACAGCGCCAACGCGTCCTGCCGCACCGAACCGTTGTTGTCCAATTGTGAAGTGGCGTATTGGCCTGGGTCTTTGACCTGCCAGAACGCGGCGTTCACATCGTCGAGTTTCTGCGACATGCGCAACACCGCGGCATCCCCAGAGCCAAACAACGAAGAGGCCAGGGACGAGCGTTTTTCGGCCGGCTGCGCGTTCAAGGCCGCCAGCACCGACATCACTGTCCCCGGCGCGGCGTCCTTGTCACGCAAGCCGCTCGCCACCTCTTTGGGATCAAGTCCCAGTTGCTTCCAAGCCGCTTGCTCGGTCGCGGAGGCATGATCGCCCTTGCCTAGAGCAGTCGTGAAGTGATCGAGCGCCACACCCGCTTCAGCTTGTTGCGCGCCGGTATTGAGAAGTGCCGCCGTCAGCGCCGCAGCTTGGGTAGGCTGCAGGCCCGCCGAGGTCGCGGCCGCACCGTCACGCTGCAACACTGTGCCGATCTCATTCGCTTTCGCACCACCGGGAATCTTGCTCAGGTGGTTGGTTGCATCCGCCAGATCAAACGCTTTCTCTGCGCTGAGCTTCATGGAGGTGCGCCAGCCAAGCAGCATCTCGGCGGCTTCCATGGCTGGCATTTTGAACGTCGATGCTGTGACACCCGCATCACTGGCGAAACGCAACAGCGCCAATTGCCGGTCCGAGGCATTGGGCAGATCGCTGCCGACTCCTGCCCTGGCCGCCAGGCTTTGCATCCTCACCACCTCAACCGCCGTGGTCCCGCCGGCCGCCACCAACGGCGCACTGGCGATACGCTGGGTTGGCTCCGCCATTTCTGCAATCTGGCGAGGCGTGAAGTGGCCGGCCTGCTTCAGATCGGCCATGGCCGCATCCATCGCTATCGCCGGTTTGAGCAGCGCCGGTGGTTCGATACCGCCACCCGACTTACCCTTTGGCTCATTGGCCGACTCACCCTTGGCGCCAGCGCCCATCGTTTGGGAAAACAATCGTTGCGCCGATAGCTTCACGGTCAGCGACTCGATCGCCGTGGTCAGCAACCCGAGCTTGAGCCCAAGTTTCTCCAGCGCCAGGTCGAGGCCCGACAGCTGATCCCTGGCGAACGTGCCTTGTGCTGACACACCGTTCGTAGGGCTGGTATTACCGAACGCCAACCCACTCTCATTGAAGGCTGCGTATTTGAGCGAATATCTATCGTCCGCCATCCCGCTCTACTCCTGTTTCACGCCAAGGCGAGTGATCGCAATGTCGTAGCGGCGCAAGGCCTTGCCGGCGTCCCACTCCAGGATTTCCGCCTCACTTACCGAGTAAATGAGCGGCACCACATCGAGGATCACTTCGATGTCGCGCTCCGAAAGAAGTCCGCCGGTTTGTTTAAAAAATCGTCGATGCGCACCTGCAGTTGCGTCCAGTCGGGCACGGTCAGTAGGTCCAGATCGGGAATCATCAGGCCGGTGCAGTGGGCGGTGATGAACTCGGCGCGCTCCTTGGCCGTCTTCAGTTTTTTCATCGCCTTGGTCGCACGCAGCACCGGCATCTCCAGGGTCAGCGACGTCAGGCTGCGACCCGCGACGTCGAGCGGTTGCAGCAGTTGCACCTGGTCGGGATCGCCCTGTGGCTCATCCAGAAAGTGCGACGCCGGGCGCGTCGACATGTCGTGCACGTACTGGGCAATGCTCACGTAGTCCGGGCGCTTGAGCTGGTCGAGTTCCTTGACCGACAACCCGGTGGCCAGTTTGGCCAGTTCGAAGAACTGATCGTCTTCATCATCGCCGGCGCGGGCCAGGGCGTCTTTTTGCGCGGCGTAGTACAGCGGTTTGAGGGGGAGCTGCTCGATCCGCGCATCGTCGTCACCGATGATCGGCGACAGCAAGACGTGAACGGGAGGTGTCCAGGGCATGAAGTGAATTCCTTGGTGGATACTGGAAAGTGCTGCGCTTTGCCGGTCAATCACGATGTGCCCCCTGTGGGAGCGAGCTTGCTCGCGATGGCGTCGGATCAGTCAGCATCGATGTTGGCTGACACACCGCTATCGCGAGCAAGCACGCTCCCACAGGGGCTGCATCTAGCCGACTGGCAAAGGTTTAAGGCAACAACACCGCACGGCGAGCATCGCCGAGGATGTCGACGCCGTTGAGCACGAACTTCTGGGTGCGCACGTCGATGTCGATCACCGGGACGCCGTTTTCCAGGCGGTTGTAGGTGCGGCAGGACAGCTCCAGGTTGGTCTTGGGTTTCTCGCCCATTTTCAGCAGGGTTTCCTCGAGGGACTTCAACTTGCCACCCACCGTGTGGTAGGTAAACCAGGTGTTGCCGTCCTGATCCTGGCCGGCTTCACGCACGTTCAGCAGAATGTCGTCGCCCACGCTCACGCCCAGCGCCAGCATGATTTCCGGACCAAGGCCTTGCAGCGTCAACTTGGCTGTCAGCACTTTGCCGCTCTTGGCCATTTCCTCACCAATGAAACGGCCGCCACGCATCTCTTCCATGTCGAATTCGATCTTCGGCGGGGTGAACTCTTCCACGGTCGCCGACAACGGCAAGCCTTGCAGGGTGGCCGCGATGGCCTGTCTTACGCGGTTGGTAAACATTAGAGAACGTCCTCCAGGAACTGCTCGATGATTTCATCGCGGGCATTGAGTTGATAAATCATGTGTTCGTTCGGCGCGTAGCGGCCATAGTCGATGACCACGTACCAGGTGCCGTTCTTGTACTTCTCGACGCTGTTCAATTCCGGGTGCAGGTACACGCTGCCGCCGGGAATGGTTTCGTCGGCAACCAGGGTTTGCAGCCAGTCGTTGATGCGCTTGACCTCCTGGTCCATGAACGACTTGGTCAGGTTCTTCGCCATTGCCTTCTGGCCGGCCTTGACCAGCTTGCGGCTGATGGCATCCTCAAGGCCGACGTAGCTGATGAACTTGCCGGTGATGGAGCGGTTGCCCAGCAGCGAGAAGCCGCCGAGGATGGTCCGGGCGTAGTAACTGACGCCGTAGCGGTTGAGCAGATCGCCTTCGGTGGAGGTGTCGAGGATGTTGTATTCCACGGTGCGGGAAACGTCTTCGGCGTAGGTGACCTGGTTGCCCGGGCTCTCCCATTGCTTGACCTTGGCGAGGGCGGCGATGGCCAGGCTCGACGGGGCCAGGAAGACGTTTTTCTTCGCGGCCTTGGAGTACACCGCCGGCATGTTGTGCACCACCAGGCAACGGTCGAAACCGAGGTCCGCACCGCCCAGTTCCTGGCTGTAGGTCACCTGGTCGGCGACCGAGGCGTCCTTGCCGTCGAGCACCACACGGGCCTTGATGCGCTTGCCGAACGAAGCGAACTCACTGGCCACAGCCTTGGTGCCGGTAAAGCCTGGCGCGCCGATGATGGTCAGGTCTTCAGCGACCCCACTCAACGCGGCCAAGCCCAACTTGCGCCCGGTCTGCGCCTCGATGCCGCCGATCACGTTGTTCTGCGTGTCGGCCAGCGTGGCGCCCTCTTCGACGATGACCACGTACACCGGCACCTTGACCACTTTGAGGATCTGGTAGACGGCGTGGAACAACGTCCCCGCTTCGGCACCGGTCGGATCCAGCTGGGCCTGGGTGGTGAAGCTGTTAATACGGAACGGGGTGTTTTTCGGAATCAGCGGGTTGGCATTCGGCGCGGTGCCGACCAACCCGATGACGTTGTCACCCAGGCCACCCATGGCCTCGGGAGATTCAGTGGCATTGACGGGAATGCCGTTGTGCTCGAAGTTCAAAACCTCAGCCATGGTTATTCAGCCTTCTTGGTGGTGGCCTTTTTGGCCGGGGTGGATGCAGAGGCCGATTCGCCGGCCTCGGTTTTTTTCAGCTCCAGGCGACCGGCGCTGCGCAAGGCATTGGCCTCGACGTCGAGCAGGTCGAGTTCCTGGCCAGTGGTCGACCAGTGACCGCCGCCGGTGGGGAATGGGAGGAGTACGGTGTAGGTTTGGCGTGGTGCCATTTTTTGGTTCTCCAGATACGGAAAAGCCCCTTGGAAAGGGGCTTTGGGTTGTTTTTGACGGATAAGAAAACGCCCCGTCGGTGCGGGGCGTTTATTGGAGTTGAAGATCAATCCATGTTGGCGGTATTGGACGCTGGCCTGTGTCTGGAAATAATTCGGACTGAGGCCAGTCGCGCAACTTTTGAAGGTAATCGAGCAACTCTACAAATTGCTCATTATTGAGCGTCGTGGTCCGCTCCAGGTCCTGCTCGTCTCGGTGCCTATCACGCAGCCATTGACGAGCCAACAGCTCTCCATCGCGCCACAGACGTTCAGACGCTTTCCGCTCCTCCAGCGCCGTGACCTTCTCGGCGAACAAATCATTCTCGAACAACCAGCCTGGCTGAACCTGCGCAGCACACGATTGCCATTTTAGATCGGGGTGATATCGCCCCTCCGGATCAACGGTCGTCGTTTCGAGAACGATGCCGTCTTGTACCAATGCCCACATGGCCTTCCCTCAGTAAGTAATAAATACGCAGCCGTCCGCACCAGCTTGCGACCGGGTCTTTGAACGGCCGCCGCCCCCCATGCCCGGTCGAGTCAGAATCGATGTATCCAGAGCTGCAAAAGCACTCTCGCCACCACCGCCTGGACCGCCCCAGTTCCCTGTACCTGCTGAGTTGCGAACAGGCGGAAAGCCCAGACCGAGCGAGGCGTTAAAATCACCACCGGCCCCTACACCACTTTGAGCACCGTTATTCATAACGCCACCACGCCCACCGGTCGCCGAACAGAAGGAGCCAAAGGACGAGGTACCTCCGGCAATCCCAGGATCACCCTCAACCGTAACGGCTGCACCGCCTGCACCAACTGTTACGGAGATAACACTGCCCGGCACCACGGTACAGAGACGGTTGCTAATACCTCCACCACCGCCCCCGCCGGCACCGATAGTGGTTGACCCATCACCACCAAACGCTCCGCTCCCCCCGCCACCAACGACTTCAACATAAGCCTTCGTCACACCTGCCGGTACAGTCCACTGATAAACGCCGGCAGTTCTGTAATGCATCTTTCCACGAAAGGGCAAATTATCGTTGGTCAACAAACAGGACCAAAACAAACCACCGCTGGGTAAGTTGTATTGTCCGACCCAAAAGCGTCGTTGATTGCCAAGGATTGCATTCTCAAAAGCGAAATAGTAAGTGCAGTCGCTTCGGGGGGTGATAGCCAAGACACCCAGAACGTTTCCGCTACTATCGGGCGGTGCATCAGGGGTAGCCAAATTTGGAACAAGCGCGCCATATGCGAGGTACAGCCCACCAGGAGTAATAGCCTTAAATGTCTCTAGTATAGGTGCTCCTATACCGCCAAGCCCAAGCTGTCCGAAACTGATTTTTCCGGCCATTAGTTCCTTGAAGCTCGTAGACAAAACGTCACGAATCGACCCGCCCTCGGCGTACCAAGTGATACCAGCACCCGTTGAAAGCGTGATGGTATCCATTGTCTTGAGCGCAAGCTGGCCCGGCATCATGCCAGCTACATAATCGGTACCTTGCAGAACGATGGTCGCAGGGCCTGTTGATACATTGGTGAAAGTAATGGTGCCGCCATTAAACCCCGTGCTTGCCTTCGGCAACGTGATATTCACCGGGTTGGCCGAATTGATGATGAACGACCTACCGAACGCATCCGCAGTCAGAACGGTACTTGCGTCCAGCCCACCAACGCTTGAATGGTTACCGAGTGCGCGTTGCACAAACGCAGTCGTCGCGAGTTGCTGATTGTTGGTGCTGACCGGTGCAGTCGGAGCCGTCGGGACGCCCAGCAACGCGGGCGAATTGAGCGGCGCAAACCCTTGAGTGATGTTCTGAAACACCAACCCCGTAGCGCCCAACACAATCGCCCCATCGGTTACCAACTGCCAGATCGTGTTGGCAAGCGTCGCGCCCTCCTCCACCGAGACAATCAACCCCGAAGTCACTTCGGCGCTCGCATCGGCATCCTTTGCCCGAACCCAAGCGTCGTTCGCGGCCACGTAAATACCGTTGTCTTTCGCCAAAGTCTGGGACTTGACCAAGACCCGATTCCCGGCGATCACTGCAATACCATCGATTGCCTGCGCGCCACTCAAGACAATATTGCCCGTCGTCGCTACCCGCACCGACTGTTTCCTGTCGAGCTTGGCAAGTTCATCAGCGACATAACTTGCAACCCAAGCCCGCGTCGCCTTGACCACCGTATCGTCGATCAGCAACGTCACCAACTCAGCATTACTGGTCTCGAAAATCGCCCGGATGTAAAACTCTTTCCCCGACCCCGAAGTCGCCAACACCGGTTTGAACGACTCTGGATATTTGACAATCGCGTACAGGATCCCGGTATCGGTCCAGATCCCGGCCTCTCGCACATACCAGCCACCCACTTCAGGCGGGATGGTCACTTCGGCCAGCAACCAACTCGGGTTTTTCTCATCCTGGAACAACGCATTGAGCGGACCACGCCACACTTCGCGTTTGAGCGCCGTGGCGGTGGCGGCCGGGTTGTAAACCTCGCCGCCGCCATCACCGACGGAAATCTGCGACAGCTTGATGGGTGTGCCCGCCGCCTTACAGGCGGTTTCGTAGGCAATCCCCGCATCGGTGAGCAGGGTGTAGTAGTCGGCCATTTAGGACCCCTGTGGATAAATAGTGGAGGTTTCGACGGTGTAGAGTCCGGCGGCCATGAAGGCCTGGCCCGAGGCTTCCAGTCCTTCGATGACGATCGGATAAACCGTGGTCAGTTCGCCGCACAGCGTCGCGGCGCCGATGACGTGACGACCGAATGCACTCAAGCCGACAGACACCTTCAAGGTGTCGCGTTCGCTTTTGGCATCCGCCAGGCGACGGTCGAGACGGGCGTCGATTTCTTCGCTGTAGGGCTGCTCGGTAAATGCCCTGACGGCAAAACTGTAGGGCGGGCCAGCGGGTGTTTGCTCATACCAGGCGCGCACTTCAGGCATCAGCTGCAAACCCTTGGCAGCATTTTCCAGCGCCTTTCGCGTCCCGGCCTGCCGGGCGGTTGGCCAGGCAAGTTCAACGGTCAGGCGCTTTTCAGCTTCGGGCGCCGTGGAGCTCCACTCGTTGACCCCACGATCCGCCGCGAGATACGGCAGGAACGCCAAGGGCGTGGTGGCCGGGTTCATCAGCTCGGGAAACGGCGGATCGATGCGTTCGAGCAGCCGAGCGAACCCCAGATCCAGTGCCCTTTCCAACGGCGAACTGTTGGCCGGCAACAGACTCGGGCGAGGTGTGTCGTCACTCATAACGTGTCCACCTCGACCTCGACGCCCGTGCAGTACGGGGCTTGGAAAGCCGTCGTCACAATCGGTGCAAGTGGTTCGAGAATCTGGAGCTGAACCGCGCCTGCGCTGTGCAGCGTGTAGTCGATCCAGCTCGGGTCCACCCGACCTTCCAGTCGATGACACGCCTCGGCGTATTCCCGTAATTGCTGTTCGGCGGCAACCTGGGTCAAGCCCGAATCCGGACCGGCATTGATCTTCGCCACGACGCGGATTCTGTAGGGTTTGATTTGTGCGGCCTGCACGATGACCAGATCGGTTTCCGGTCGCACGTCAGGCCGGGCGAAGTGCTGGCGAACACCGCCCAGCAGCGCCTCGGACGGTGTGCCATCGCCCTCGCGGGAAAGCACCGTGACCGTGACTTCACCCGGCGCCGTCCGGCGTCCGTTGCCGTCCTTGACTTGCGCAGCGAGACCGTCCGGATCGAATGTGTAGGTCACGTTCACGACACCGCCAGCGGCACTGTCCACCTTCACCACTGGCCGTTCACCCAAGGTAAAAATCTCCCGCCGATACTGCATGCGCGAGCCGGCCGCTGGCGCATGAGGCGCCAGGTAGTAGCGCAACCGCGCATCGTCATCGCTCTCGTAGACCGGGGGGATGGGCGGGAAGGCCGCCGGGTCGCCCGGGTCGAGCAACTGACGCTCAAGGCCCATGTCCGCGAGACGAGCGTCGAGGTTGGTACCCGTGGCCCACCACGCCAACATCTGCTTGATGCGGGCGTTGTATTTGCGTTCGTGGGTTTGCAGCCGCACGCAGAAGGCTTCAAGCGCCAGGGTCAGCAGTTCGCTTTCGTTTTCAAGACTGTCCACCAGCTTCGCCGCACTTGCTGGCGAGCGCGCGCCGACGTACTCGACCACGAAGGTCTTGAACTCTGCGAGCAAGTCCTCGAACGCTTCGACAGTGACGATGGCCGGTTCGGCCAGTTGGTTCTGGCCGGGTATCAGCATGCTCATGTCACCACCTCGAACGTCTGTTTGCGGTTTTTCCAGGTGCCGGCGAAACGCAACAGCAAGCCGGCGCCGTGTCGACTGGCGACAATGACCTGCGGCTCGAAATCACCGATGCCGTTTTGTGGGTTGTAGAACGCTTGGGCCGCGTGGCTCTGGGCGAGGATCAGCAGGTCGTCACCAAGGTTCTGCCCCAGCAACTGCGTGAGTGCGCAGCCATACAACGGGCGCTTCTGGCGAGTGCCCAACGGCGTCGTCAACGCCCGGGTGGCGCGCTGTACGAACTGCAGCCAGTCGTCGACCGTGGCGCCGGTATTTCGATCGATTCCAATCATGAGGAAGTCCCTTATGCGGTACTGATGACGCGTCCCTGGTGGTCCACCACCGGGCCGCTCAGGTGCACGCCGGAGGCGTCGAGCCGAATGCCGACGGCGCCCAACTGCCATTCGATGGCGTCGGCGGTCATCGCCAACCGCGACGGGCCGATGCTCAGTTGGAGCGCTTCACGGGAACAGCTGAACGTCGCCGGGCCGTTCTGCCAGTGCAGGACATGGCTGGCATGGTCGTAGCCGTTTTCCGTACCGTCCTGATAGAGGCGCCGCGTCAGCGAGGCCTGGGTCGAGACGGGCGGAAACTGACCGCCGTTGAGGCCGAACAACGCCACTGCCTGCCCGCCGCTCTCGCCGCCGCCATGGTTGAGCAACAGGCACTGCTCGCCCACGGACGGAATCCGCGACTCGCTCTGGGCGCCGGCGCTCGGGTTGAAAAAGCGGATCGCCGGGGTCAGCAGGCCACCATGGCTGACCTTGCAGGTGTTGCTGGCAGCATCGACTTCCTGGCAAACGCCAATGCGGCAGAAACTCTCCGCACGCCGATGCAAATCTTCCAGCTCGGTTTCCATCTGAGCCAGACGCTCGATGATCGGCCTCAGATGCATCTGTAACAGCGCATCAAACATGGCTCAGCCCTCGAGTGCGGTGTATTGATCCGGGTCGTCGATGTTCGACACTTCCCAGGTACGGGCAAATTTCGGGATGCCCAACGGGTCCTCCAGCAGCGTCGGGCCGAGGTACAGGGTTTGGTTGAAGGACAGGGTCCAGGCGCTGTACGCCCGTGCTTCGTGGATGAACGTGGATGCGATGCCATCGATTTCCGTGGGCAGGTCGCATCGATCACCCGACAGGCCCCAGCGGTTATCCATGACCAGGTGTTTCAATTCACCGGCCAGATCACAGGCCTCCCATCCTGGAACGGCCATGACCACTTGCAAGGAAACCGTCAGGACATGGGCGATACGCCCGTCATTGGCGCGGTTACCGGGCGCATCGCGCTCAAGCGCAATCAGCACCCAGGGTTGGTCGTCGGCGCCATCGAACGCCTGGGGGCTGCCGACTTTCAAGGCGGGATAAATGGCGCGCAGCGTCTGGGCAATAGCCGAGAACAACTGCGACGGTTTTTCGATAAGGGCAAGCATTGATCGCCTCCTTGTGTATGGATCAGCGCTGTCGATTCACTGCTGGTCGGGCGGCAGGTCCCGCGGTGGCACTTCGCAAACGCCGATCCGCTTGGCGACCCAGCGCTCGTACAGACCGATCGCCACATCGGCACCGGCCATGGCGGTCAGGCAACCCAGGGCGCAAGCACTCCAGATCGACATGCCGAGGGCATACAACAGCATGGTTGCCGACACGCCGCAGACCACGCAGGCACCGGAGCGCAGCACCACGCGGCGCAGCAACGGCCACCCACGAGCGCCCTCCTTGTCGGCGCGCCACATCTCGCCGGACACCCCGCCCACCAGGGCGAGCACGATGACCAACCAGATCGGCATGTCCAGCAACGCTTGTTGCTCGTTTGTCATGTCTCGTTTCCTGGGGTGATTAAGATTGGGCGGGGAAGTTGTTTGAAGTTGAAAGAGATGTGGGTCGTTGCAACCCGTTAAGTCATTGGAAGCGGCGTTCAAACGTTTTTGTCAGCTCATTGAAGGCTGACATCACTTTGGCGCAGCGCAGGTCGCGCCTTTGTAAGTCATGGTGTAGGTGTAGTGCCTGTCCCAGGGTAGCGGTAGCGCACTGGGTGCTGCCCATTCGGCGTAGTTACCCGACATCGAACCTGCGACAACCAACTTACCCATGGCAATGGTCGCGAGATTGTTGGCACTCCCTGCACCCGGCATTGGCACACTCCCGTTCCATTGGAGATCGTCCCCGTTCTGGAACCATGCGCCCTTCCAGCCGGCCTGGGAACTCGAGTACCAGGTATTGTCTTCTTTGAAACAGATCGTTTGGTTGGCATAAAAACCGCCACCCGGAACATGGTAGGAAGCGAATTGCCAGGAACCGACAGGTGAGGTTTCGGCAAACGCGTGGAGGGCCTGGGTCGCCAGGACGGCTGCGAGCAGCATGCTGAGTAATTTTTTCATTAGTTTTCTTCCCTTTAAATGAGTGGATTTTTTGAGAACGTCGATACACGTTTTTATCTGAACACCTCCTTAGCCTTCACAAGTGAGCGCATGGAAATCTCCTTACTAATTTGAAGTGCCTCACGACAGAGGCATTCCAAAAAGCCCGGTTGCCCAGGCTTTTCAGTAATGCGCTTGATCTTTCGGCGCGACTGGCGCGGTACGGATCCATTCAAATTGTTCCTCCGGCCGCGGTCCCTGCCCGCCGGATAACTGCTTCTGGTGCTTTACGCTGCACACCCGGGTCAGTTGCCAACCCTCTGAACCGTCAAGGCCGGTTCATCGCTGCCTGTTAGTGAAACTAAAGAGCTTCGTTGCCAGCCGCTTTGTCGAGCGGCTTGGACACAGAATATGCATGGATGCATATACAGTCAATGCGCAAATGCATTTATTTATGCATGGCGAATGCGAAAATGCATGGAAGCCCCGTAAATACGGGGTTGCGGGCTTTCGAGAGGCGAAAAAAAACCCGCACGGCGGCGGGTTTTATCTGACAGCGCAGGGGTTAACGGGCGTACATGCCCCACCAGAAGACGTGACCGAGGATAACGATTTGCTCGTCCTGCATTTCCTGGAAGGTGTAGTCCTCGTCCGGATGTTCGTCGCGGTTGAAGCTGCGCAGGCGGATGCCGGTGGGCAGGCGATAAAGCTGCTTCACCCGCAGTTGGCCGTTGTGGTTGATGGCGTAGAGATCACCGTCGACGATGTCGCCGATCCCGCATTTGCCTGCGTTCACCCCGACCGTGGCACCGTCGCGCAGCACCGGCAACATACTGTTGCCGCGCACCGTCACGCACTTGGCCTGGTCGAACTGCACGCCGTTATGCCGCAGGCTACGCTTGCCGAAGCGCAGGCTGGAGCGCTCGCTTTCCTCGATGACGAATCTTCCTGATCCAGCAGCCAATTCAACCTCGCGCAGAAAAGGGACCGACACTTCGTCTTCTTCGACGGGTGTTTCGTCGTCCCACAGGCTTATGTCCTTGAGTTCGGAATGCGGCTCATCGCGGCGAGCGTTGCCAGCGGGCGCAACGTCCGCGCGCCCGCGCAACTGGTCGGTGCTCACGGCGAAGTACTCGGCGATCTTCGAGATGTGTTTATCCGAAGGATCGACAATCTTGCCGCTGAGGATCCGCGAGAGGGTGGACTGAGGCACGCCGGTACGCCGGTGAAGCTCCGTGGGGGAGATCCCGTGCTGATCGAGCAATGCTCTTAATACGGTAGAAACGTTGCGTTTTTGCATAACGCGCATAGTGCTTGTTCTTTTCGCAGAAGACAAATGCTGTTTTGCATAAATATGAGATACGGCTCACTTGAAGCATATTCAGTCATTGTGGCGAGGGGATTTATCCCCGCTGGGGCGCGAAGCGGCCCCCAAATCCCGCGGCCGGCGTGTCAGGCAGATTGAATTGACTCTAGGGGCTGCTTCGCAGCCAACGGGGATAAATCCCCTCGCCACAAGAGCGGGCTGGTCGCTGGGGAATTTTCCCTACAACTTCTTGGGAAATCCCTCGATCCGCGTCCTTCAAATGTGCGACACCAGGCTACATCGCCTTGCGCCTCTGCCTACAACTGCGCCAGAATCCGCCGGCTTGTCCACCTTGGATCCCATCGGTACTTTGATTCTCGTCACTGCCCATCAGTGATCGGGTTTAGTAGCTCGGTATCCAAGATGTTCATTGCTCCATTCAGTCAGGTATTCCTGCACTCAATGGTGGCTGTGCGCAGGGCGCCTTCGGGTGCGCCGGTCTCTTGGATCCCCGGTCTACTAACCTGCGTACAGCTGCCACCCACTTCGTTTAGTAGCGAATGGGTGGTGGCTCAACTTCAAGGATCCATAAAATGCCGAAGAACACTCCAAATCCCCCAGACGATCACGTCTCCCGCAGCCAATCGGCCAATGCCAGGAAACTCGACGAAGCCGCCACCCGCGCCTTGGACTATTACCTCAAGCCCAAAGCCGGCAAAGAAACATCCAACACACTCGATACCCTTTTCATCATCGCTCCTAACATCGACGCCGAATGCCTGCTCGCCAACCTCAGCGAAACCCTGGCCTCGGCCAATGCGATGGTCAGTGATCTGGCATTCGACCTGGAGGGCTCACGACGACATATCGCGTTGGGGGTCCAGCAGATGATTGAGTTGGGGCAGTTGTTGGCGAATCGGGCGTTGGATGTGGTTGAGCCGCGATAGGCGTTTTTGATCGTTCCCACGCTCTGCGTCACCCTCCAGAAGCGGAACGCGGAGCGTCCCTGGCGGCATTCCCACGCGGAGCGTAGGAACGATCAATCACCGGTTCAATCCTTTTGGGCGCGCTACTCACGCCAGCGGGAGCAAGCTCCCTCGCCACGGGTTCAATCCAATCCTTGAATTGGGGAATTTCCCCTACAACCTCTTGGGAAATCCCTCGATCGCATCCTTCAATGTGCGTCACCAGGCTACATCGCCTTGCGCCTCTGCTTACGACTGCCCCAGAATCCGCCGGCTTGTCCACCTTGGCCCCCATCTGTATTTTGGTTCTCGTCACTGCCCATCAGTGATCGGGTTTAGTAGCTCGGTATCCAAGATGTTCATTGCTCCATTCAGTTAGGTATTCCTGCACTCAATGGTGGTTGTGCGCAGGGCGCCCTCGGGCGCACCGGGTCCTTGGATCCCCGGTCGACTGACCTGCGTACAGCTGCCGCCCTCGTTTAGTCGCGAGTGAGCGCTTCGCGCTGGAGCGCCAACGAACGGCCATCGGGAGCGCACTATGATTTCGATCAAGCAAGGCTTGTCTAAAGGAGCAAAACGCCCCTTTGCTGATTTCATTCGTAACGCAAAATCGAAGGAAAAGAAGCGTGTTTACCGCATGGTATTGGCCGAGGCTACCAAGCAGCAGAATCTGGCGATGATGCAAGCCGAGGTAAAACGAGCCTGATCTCCAGATTCAAGAGAGCTCGATCAAGTGTCGTAATGCCGTCCAACATTTTCATCGACTGTGGTGCCGCCTTCACGAGTTCAAGCCCGCTCCCACAGGGGGAAACGCGGTCCCGCCAAGAATCAGGTCGGCTATCAGGCCGCCTCGCGGTGGACGTTGATCTCCGCGCCCCATTAACCACGCTGGATTTTCGAAAGTGAGCCCGCCGTCGGGGCGGAACCCTAAGCAGCCGTTACCGCAGCAACGGATATGCACACAATCCCAAACGCTGGGTAGCACCAGACCGCCCATGTTAACCTTGCGCCCATCGCGGAAAAGCCGGGCCAATGCCCCTCCTTTTGCCCCACACCTTTCAACGAGCTTGCCTGACACCCATGAATACCGCCGTGAACGACCTCTCCAGCCACACGCCGATGATGCAACAATACTGGCGCCTGAAGAACCAGCACCCCGATCAGCTGATGTTCTACCGCATGGGCGACTTCTACGAGATTTTCTACGAGGATGCGAAGAAAGCCGCCAAGTTGCTAGACATCACCCTGACGGCACGTGGGCAATCGGCGGGCATGGCGATTCCGATGTGTGGGATTCCTTACCACGCGGCGGAAGGTTACCTGGCGAAGCTGGTCAAGCTCGGTGAATCCGTGGTGATTTGCGAGCAAGTCGGCGACCCGGCCACCAGCAAGGGCCCCGTGGAACGCCAAGTCGTGCGGATCATCACCCCGGGTACAGTCAGTGACGAGGCCTTGCTGGATGAACGCCGGGACAACCTGATCGCCGCAGTGCTAGGGGATGAACGCCTGTTCGGCCTGGCGGTGCTGGACATCACCAGCGGCAATTTCTCGGTACTGGAAATCAAGGGCTGGGAAAACCTGCTGGCGGAGCTGGAGCGGGTCAATCCGGTGGAGCTGTTGATCCCGGACGACTGGCCCAAGGACCTGCCCGCAGAAAAACGCCGTGGCGTGCGGCGTCGGGCGCCGTGGGATTTCGAGCGTGATTCGGCGCTGAAAAGTCTCTGCCAGCAATTCTCCACCCAGGACCTCAAGGGCTTCGGCTGCGAAAACCTGACCCTGGCCATCGGCGCGGCCGGTTGCCTGCTGGCCTACGCCAAGGAAACCCAGCGCACCGCCCTGCCCCATTTGCGCAGCCTGCGTCACGAGCGCCTGGATGACACCGTGGTGCTGGACGGCGCGAGCCGACGCAACCTGGAGTTGGACACCAACCTGGCCGGCGGGCGCGACAACACCTTGCAATCGGTGGTCGATCGCTGCCAGACCGCCATGGGCAGCCGCCTGCTGACCCGCTGGTTGAATCGGCCGCTGCGGGACCTGACCGTGCTGTTGGCGCGCCAGTCCTCCATTACCTGCCTGCTGGATCGCTATCGCTTCGAGCAGTTGCAACCGCAACTCAAGGAAATCGGTGACATCGAGCGAATCCTCGCCCGAATCGGCCTGCGCAACGCCCGTCCCCGTGACCTGGCGCGCTTGCGCGATGCCCTCGGTGCGTTGCCTGAACTGCAGGTGGCGATGACCGACCTCGAAGCGCCGCACCTGCAACAACTGGCACGCACCACCAGCACCTACCCGGAACTGGCCGCGCTGCTGGAAAAAGCCATTATCGATAACCCACCGGCGGTGATCCGTGACGGTGGTGTGTTGAAAACCGGCTACGACGCCGAACTCGACGAGCTGCAAGCGCTGAGCGAGAACGCCGGCCAGTTCCTGATCGACCTCGAGGCCCGGGAAAAAGCCCGCACCGGCCTGGCCAACCTCAAGGTCGGCTACAACCGCATCCACGGTTATTTCATCGAGTTGCCGAGCAAGCAGGCCGAACAGGCCCCGGCCGATTATGTTCGTCGCCAGACCCTCAAGGGCGCCGAGCGGTTCATTACCCCGGAACTCAAGGCGTTCGAAGACAAGGCGCTGTCAGCCAAGAGCCGCGCCCTGGCCCGGGAAAAGATGCTCTACGAAGCGCTGCTCGAAGACTTGATCAGCCAACTGCCGCCGTTGCAGGACACCGCCGGCGCCCTGGCGGAACTGGACGTGCTGAGCAACCTGGCCGAACGTGCGCTGAACCTGGACCTGAATTGCCCACGCTTCGTCAGCGAACCGTGCATGCGCATCACCCAGGGTCGCCACCCAGTGGTCGAGCAAGTACTGACCACGCCATTCGTGGCCAACGACCTGAGCCTGGACGACAACACCCGCATGCTGGTGATCACCGGTCCGAACATGGGCGGTAAATCCACCTACATGCGCCAGACCGCGCTGATCGTGCTGCTGGCCCACATCGGCAGTTTCGTCCCGGCGGCCAGTTGCGAATTGTCCCTGGTGGACCGGATTTTCACCCGGATCGGCTCCAGCGACGACCTGGCCGGTGGGCGTTCGACCTTCATGGTGGAAATGAGCGAAACCGCGAACATCCTGCACAACGCCACCGAACGCAGCCTGGTGCTGATGGACGAAGTCGGACGCGGCACCAGCACCTTCGACGGCTTGTCCCTGGCCTGGGCCGCGGCCGAGCGCCTCGCGCACCTGCGGGCCTACACGCTGTTCGCCACCCATTACTTCGAACTCACCGTGTTGCCGGAAAGCCAGCCGCTGGTGGCCAACGTTCACCTCAATGCCACCGAGCACAACGAGCGCATAGTGTTCCTGCACCACGTGCTGCCCGGCCCGGCCAGCCAGAGCTACGGCTTGGCGGTGGCGCAACTGGCCGGCGTGCCAAGTGAAGTCATTACCCGTGCCCGCGAGCACTTGAGCCGCCTGGAAACCACCAGCCTGCCTCATGAAGCGCCGCGCCCGACCAAAAGCAAACCGGCCGCACCGCAGCAAAGCGACCTGTTCGCCAGCCTGCCGCATCCGGTACTCGATGAACTGGCCAAGCTCGATCTGGACGACCTGACACCTCGTCGGGCACTGGATTTACTCTATACATTGAAGACACGGATCTAA